AATTGTACGAATAAGTTCACGGTTGATTTCTGCAAGAATTTCAGCAGAAAGGATGTTTGCAAGTTCTGTCTCAGCGTCCAAACCATGAATGGCTTTAAGATCCTGAGCAAGTTCCATTGTGTACTCAGCTTTCAGAGCACGAGACTTTGCAGTAACAGTCTGCTTCTCAATTGAGAATGCCATTTCTGCGAAAGAGTTACCAGCAGAGTCACCAAGTGCTTCTGCGGCCGCAGTTGTCAAACCAGCACCGTTTGTGTAAGTACCAGCAGGCGAGTCGTTAAGAAGAGCAGGGTTAGTACCGGCGTGTGTGCCTGTACCAGAGAAGTCAGTGTCAGCTTCGTTGAACATTGACTCTGTGCCTGTCTGCGAAGAGTAACGAGAACGCATTGCGAAGATCAACCCTGTTGGGCCTGTCATTGGCTGAACACCAGCAACATCGTATGCGATCAAGTTTGGCATTGCACGGCGTACAAGTGAAATCATAATCGGATCCCAATTGTCAACCGAAGCGCCAGTTGCGTTTGTTGGAGCTGCTTCACCGAGGAATCCACGATCCTCACGAAGAGCTTTTTCTTGGTTTTCTAGGATAACTGTGGTTACAGCCTTACGATAAGAGTCTTTGATCTCTGGAAGATCGTTATGCTCTAGGACTGGCTGCCACTTTTCCTGTAGATGTTCTGTTTGGAACATTTTAGTTTCTCCTTATTGAGTTTTCTAATAATATTTATAAAAACCTTAGTTTTTAGCTCGCTTTACATTTTTACTGATCGCAGCCATGTAAGCGGCCATTGCACCAGTTGTATCGAAGGCTTCTGAACCATCTGATTCAGAGTCTACAGATTCAGCGATAGTGGTTGCCTTAGGGAAATAACTTTCCTTAAGCTGGTCAAGTTTTACTTTGAATGAATCTTCATCTGTAAACTCAACTTCTTCTGCAAGAGATTTAAACTTCTCAACTTCCGTATCGGCAAGGTCAGAAGCAACCTCTGCAAAAACGCTTTCACGAACAAGAACGTCATGTGACTTTTTAAGTTCAGCAGTCTTTTCAATTTGTTCGTTCAGCTTAGCTTCGAGTTCATCAATCTTATCAGACTGACTTCCTAGAATGTCGTACTTTTCATCTGGTACATCAATGTAATGCTCTTCAAATAGAGACTTGAGTCCAGAAATAAAGTCCTCTGCGATTTCGCCTTTCAAGCCACGCTCGATTGCGATTTCGTTTTCTTTCATCCACTCTTCTACAACGTAGTTCATGTATGCGTCAACTTTTTCAGTCAACTCATCACGAATTGTGTTGATTTCTTCAGCGACTTCTTGAGTTTTTTCCATCTCAATACGAGCAACTTCAGAACGAATTTTGGATTTAACGGCAGCTTCAAAAATTGTAGCAGCCTTGTCTTTGAATTCCTCAGATAGTTCTTCACCTTCTGTAAGTGCAGAAACATCTTCAGATACATCTACAGATGCAAGACGATCTTCAAGAGTGGACTCATCCATCTCTTCTTCTTCATCGTCACTCATCATGCTCTCATATGCAGCTTTCAAATCAACTGCTTTCATGCCTGCAAGTTTTTCTTGCATTGCAGAAATCATTGATTCTTTAGTCATACGAGCTTCTTCTAGTTCCTCACCCTCGTGATCTACTTCATCACCAGCGGCAAGAGGTTCTTTAATAGCAGTTGGTTTATCATCACCACCGGCATCCTTTGCGCCCTTAGTTGGAGCAGAAGTGTCCTTTTTAGTTGCTTTCGCAGCATCTGGGCCTTTCTTCTCTTCTGGGTCGACAACAGCTTTGCCAAGGTCTTGAACGTCACCTTCTACTTTTTCCATTGAGTCACCTTTTTCAGCACCCTTCTTAGGGGCGTCCTGTGCAGCTTCTTCAAGCTCCGCAGAAACTTCTGCTTCTAGTTCCTCAATTGTCTTGTCGAGTTCTGACATTGGGATTTCTCCTTGAGTTTTGTTATCTTAACATATTTATAATAATTAAAGTTTGGACAAGAATTTAGCAAAGGCAAGTGCGGAAACATTTGACTGTCTACGTCTTACACCTTCATTAATGTCCTTTTTGATTCCAGCAATCTCAACTTCCTTGAGAATACCATTATCCCACACCCATTCTTTTCCTTCCATAATACCCTCAACGAAGGCTTGAGGAGCAGAAGGGTCTGCAACGATATCTGCCGCAGTTGCGAGATAGAAATCGTCCTTCACATAATTTGCACCACCCTTAGATTCTAGTGAACCCATGCCTCTTGAAGAGACACCAAGTTTACCACCATCTTTGATTAGTGCTTTCGCAATTTCCCCCATTGGAGTAGAGAGCAGTTTCGCCTCACCAATAAAGTTCTTTCCATCAGCTTCCAGTTTTGTG